CGAGAGAGAAATTTTATAAGACGTATTAGACACGGATACGTCGTATAACGTATTAGACACGGATACGTCGTATAACGTATTAGACACGGATACGTCGTATAACGTATTAGACACGGATACGTCGTATAACGTATTAGACACGGATACGTCGTATAACGTATTAGACACGGATACGTCGTATAACGTATTAGACACGGATACGTCGTACTAAGTACTTAATACGGGTATTTCGTACTATATACGGACATTTCTTACTTCTTACTTCACTCATTCACTCTCTTTTATTATATAGATATATTCAACCCCCCCTATATTCGTTCTTCTTTGAATTTTTCTCGTACCACTTACTTCATATTTGTTACTTATTTTCCCTTACTTCACTCATTCGTTCCCCGTTCGTCCTTTCTTCACACCTCTTTCTCAACTCGTACTATTTCTCCCTTAATTCGTCCTTACTAATTATGCCACACTGGATACTACACTCATTCTTTTTCGGTTTTTCTTAGCTTCACTACACATTTGACTTACTTCACTCATTCGTTCTAGTTTCTTCACTCATTCGTTCTCTTTTCTTATTCTTCATACTTTACTTGTCTATTCTTCATACTTCACTCATTTGTTTATTTCGAAAAAATATTATACACCAAAAAATGATTTCTTTTCTCCATTTTTGATTAACTCGTATTTTTTTCGCAAAAATTGTGATGGTGTAAGTATTAGCACAGTACCTTTTTCTGTGACTATTTGAAACCTTGGCATCGATGTTATTTGTACTATTTCGATTGCCAATATCCTTTCCTTTTTCCCGTTTATTATTATGTATTTCTCATCTGCTTCTTTTAATTCTCTTGCTATGTTTTTTGCTAGGTCTATTAATTTCATGGTTCACCACGTGTAAATGGGATATTCAAATAACGAACTAGGTGTTAGTATGTATATATGACCTTTGTCTGTTTCAAGTATTAAATTATTATTTACTAGTTCTACTCTTGTTACTTTTTCCTCTCTATAGATGATTTCCTTTTTCGTCGATAATAACTTGTATATTTCACTACTTCCTGCAACTGGGTTTGGTTCTGGGTATCTAGGTTTTATTATAAACTCTCTTCTTTGAAAGTTCTTTGGTGCTTCAATTATTTCCATGCCGTCACTCGTTCTAGTTATTACTAGTCCTTTTTCTGCTTTAATTGATACAACTTCCTTTTTTCCCATTCTCGTTTTTACGTATATCTTGAATCCTCTTTTTATTAATTCATTTAAGAGAAGGGTTTCTTCATGTTCGTTCAAGTGTTTTACACCCCCCATTATAAAGGGGGGTCAGGAATAATAAAAAATTTATTTTTCTATTTTCCCTCGTAATAGGTACGTCCCTGTCCTCGTGATTATGAGTTCTTCTATGTGTATTTTTTCCCCTAATGTGTTCTCTATTTCCTGTTTTATTTCCTGTTTTAATTCCTTTATTTCTTCTATTTGTTGTAGTTTCTGTGACTTTGTTACGTTTATCTTGTTTGTTTCTAATGCTGTAAATATGTCTTCTATTTTATTCGTGTTTATCTTCCCTTCTACCTCAACTTTTATTCTCATATTCCCACCTTATTATTATTTTCCCATCGCTTTTTATTTTCCCTTCTTTAAATTTCACTATATTTGGTACTTTTTCTTTGTACTTCTCTATTATTTCTTTTACAATTTCTCTTAATTCATCATTTTTTGATATGTCTCTCTTCAGGATTTTGTCTTCACCGAAACTTATCTCATTTTTTCCAATTAGTTTCGCTAGTCCTACCAAAAATTTAATATTTTTGTCATCTGCTGGCGAATCTATTGTCGTTATCACAATTTTCTTTATCATATTTATCACCTTATTTTTGAAAATTTACAACTCTTGTTCAATTTGCAGAATTTACACTCTTGGAATGGTGCTATTAGTGTCTTCGTGACATATGCTATGATTTGTTTGTATATCCATTCATCGTTTATGTCATATTGTGCAAAAGTTATTTCTCCTGTTTCCATTCTCTCCACTACCCATGTCTCTATTTTTCCTACTTTATCTCGTTTTATTAAGAACTCCTCGATTTCATTACTTCCTATATACACAATAATACCTTGTTTTGCTTCTGTCATATGTATGTAGATTAGCACTTGATAGATGTGTTGTTCATAAGGAAACTCTGGAGGTACATGTACGCTTTTGAACTCTATTATTGTTCCGTCTTTTGTTATTCCATCCAGTCTTCCCATTAGTGTATATTCGCCGTATTGTTTTTTCACTTCTTTTTCGAATTCTATCTCCAATTCGCTGTAATGTTTTAGTAATTTCTCTATCCCCTCGTGTATAACTGTTCCTCGTATTAGCTGGATTGGTGGTATTTCTTCTTCTGGTCTTAGTACACAGTGTAATAAGTCAGTCACATAAACGGTTTTTTCTCCCCTAGGTGGGTGTTGTTCATGCATCTTTTTGAATGCCTTTATTATTTCCTCTTTTATCATTTGCATAACACCTTTACCATTTTTTCTCCTATTATCTTTTTGCTTATTTCTTTTTGTGAACATAACTCTGTTTTGTTGTGTATACCATTTCTCATTAGTTCTATAGCACGTTTCCGACCGATTCCAGGCAGTTGAACGAGAGCTAATGCTGATGCTGGTACGCCATATCTAATTTCTAAGAATAATAGTCTTAGTTTGTCAGCTAATTCCTTTTTCCCTAACGCTTTCGTGATTCTATAAACGCCGTAGGTTTGCCATGACAAAGTCTGAACCAGTTTATTCAAGTCGTTGAGTGTCATGTTTTTTGTTGCCTTTACTATTGTTTTCTCATCAACTCCTTTTATCCATGAGTTGAAAATTATGTTGACGTTTTCGCCTTTTGATGCGTTTAGCACATTTTCGTTTTCTAGGATTGCGTTTATTATTTCCTCTTCTTTCACATTGTTTTTCGTTAAAACATCGTGGTATGTAATAGCGTCTTTAACGTCAAAGTATGACTCGGCAACGGCACGTCCGTATAATGTGACAAAATATCCTGTACCATCTTCACCAATTAGTTTTGCGTTTTTTAGTTCCTCTAACTTTTCTTTAACTAGCTCTTCACTTATGTTTCTGAATGATATCGTGTGTTTCGTTGCTTCCATTATCCTATCAGGTTTTGCGTAGATGTACTTAGAAATTAACGCAAGGAGGAAGTCTTCAAGGACGTGGTGTCCTGTTATTGTTCCGTAGCTCGTATTGAAATAGGTTCTTTTTAGTTTCTCGGCTTGTCTAATGTCAGTTGCTTCTATTATGCATAAACCTTCTTCGTCGTACCCAGGACGTCCAGCTCTTCCACAGATCTGATCAAACTCTATCGGCGTAATTTGTTTCCATCCTGTGAATCTTCCGTATTCTATGATCGGTAGTTTTAAGTCATCGAATACTACAGCGTAAAATGGGAAGTTAACACCCTGTGATAGTGCAGTTGTTGACACGATTATGTTATACTTACCTTGGCGTGTTTCCTCTAATAACCTTAGTTTTGTCTCTGCGTCTAGTCCTGCGTGAAAGAACGCTACTTTGTTTTGAAATTTCCTATCGTATATCATGTATAATTCTTCTGCTTTTTTTCTAGTTGATGTGAAAATCATCACTACTTTGTTCTTTCTTACCATTTTTTTGATAAAGTCCTCTTTTAGTTCTATTACGTCACCGTCTTCGAAATATAGCTTGTTTCCTATTTTTACTGCTTTGTACAAAGGTATCGGTCTCTCGTCTGTTTTTATTATTTCTGCGTCTATTATTTCTGCTATCTTATTAACATCTGGTATTGTTGCACTCATTGCCACTATTCTTATCCCTTCATTCATTGCGTATGCTATCAAGTTTTCAATGGCTTTTCCTCTTTCCTTATCACCGATATTATGGATCTCATCGATAATTAGCGTTTCTATTCTATCAGTCCATGGATAATGTCTTCTAAATATAGCGTCTGCTTTCTCGTAAGTAGTAAAGATTACTCTCTCTTCCAAGTTCTCTGGATCTTCTTCATATACTTCTGATGTCAATGCCACGCTATCAGCGTATCCATTAACAAGTGGTGCCACTTTATTGTGGAAATCATCGTTTAGCTGTAGTGCTAGGGCTCGTAATGGTACCGTGTACACCACTCTACTTTTTGTCTCCATAGCCATTAGCATTGCTAGAAATGATTTACCTGTGCCCGTTGGTGCTGTGATTAACAGATTCTTGTCACTCATTAGGAATGACTGTAATGCTTTCTTTTGAAACTCATTTAGTTGTATCGACATTTTCACCACCCGTAAATTCCTGTTGTGTCATTTTTCTTATTACTGATATTTTTGATATCTTAATGTAGATTGGGTTTCCGTTAGGGTCTGTTCCTATTATATTATTGTAGTCGTCAATTTCTTGTATCTGAAGTCGATATTTTCTTCCTTGTGCTAGGACTTCTATGTAGTCTCCTACTGAGAATGAGAACTTTCCCATTCTTAACTCATGTTTTGTCATTACTTTGTACTATCACAAAGTTGGATTTAAATTTTTTTAGTACCTTTCTTCCTATTTAGTTTATGGAAGTTATTTTGGAAATTCCTAACGTTCTTCATGAAGAGAAACACTGTGAAGATTTTCTTGATTGCGTTGAAATATACATGAAGTATCTGACGAAATACGGTAAACAATTAGGTATCTGTTATGGGCAAAACTCTTTAAAGAAGTTCCCTATTTCTGGAGAGTTTAGAAATGAGTGTGAAAACGGTTACGTAGAAATAGTAAAATAAAAAAAATTATTCAAGTAATATTTTCTTTTTTCTGCTTGTTTCTGTATTTGTTTCGAATTTCTCTACATATTTGAATAATTTCTCATATTTTTCTACTATTTTCAGCATTGCTTTGATGTCTTCTAACGCATTCGCAGGGAACGACACGCTGTTGGTTGGCTTTTGTCCATGTATTGAAATTAATACGTTAACGTTGTTCTTATCGTCTTTGTATGCTATAAAACCTAGTGATAGTTGTTCGCCCTCGTACACGTCAAATCTGCTAAATCTTTTTTGTGATTTCGTGAATTCTTCTACCCATTTATCAATTTCGGTTTTTAGCTCATCTGTTCTGTCTTGTTTCACTTCTTGTTTTGTCATTTATTTTTACCCCTTTTTCGTCTTTGACAGTGCTTCATATTGCGTCTTTAATTCTTCAAGTCGTGAAGGGTGTACTAGTGTTACCATTGGCTGGGGATAGTCTGATTGTTGTAGTGCTATACCTACTATCACTGCTCCATTCTTTAATTTCGGTACAACAGACCTTAGCAAACTATAATAAACTCCTTGAGATGTTGAGAACAAGTACACCTCTTTTTTATGGTTATTTACCTCCTTTAGTAGATTAATTGGAATTGTTTGATTGTTTACAATTTCTTTTATTAGTCTTTGTTCTAATTCGTTGTTATCTATTACATATCCGTCGATATAGCTTACTTGTGCTGGTTCATTACTGTTCTTTAGTATTACATCTCTTATTTCTACTTTCTTGATTATCAGCAGACGCCACAAATAGTTCTTTAGATTTTCCCTTTGAAATGGTAGTACAAACTCGTCGGATTTGGCTTCTTCAACCATCTCTATTTTTTGTGTTTCTGTGTTTGCTATTTCAACATTTTCTTCAGGTTCTTCTTGTTTTAACTCCTCTTTTATTTTATCTTTTGAACTTACCATTGTTTAATCGCCTCCTTGATTTCTTCAGGATATGAGTCATACAATTCGCAAAATTCTAAAAAAATTCTCTCACTTTGACTTAACGCCTCAAGGGGTAACCCTTGAGGGTTTATTATTTTTTGACATTCACCAAACGCGGGCATTTTTGTTCTATCATAAATTGTAGCACAATTGATATTTAAATTTTTCTGTATGCGTTAGTTGTCTTCAGTAATGAGTTTCATGAGAAGAAAATTAAAAAAAAATACTGATAAAAAAAGGAAAGTAAATTATTTTTCTCTTCTCTGTAGATATTCTTCTAGTGCTTCACGTATTACATCTTGTATTTTTTTATCATTTTGTGCACAATAAATTTTTAGTCTTGTTTTTAAGCTTTTCGGGATTGTAATTCCAAATGATACTTTTTCTTCTTGTTCTGTCATTTTTTCACCTAAATATAATTTAGAATTAGCGGATATTTAAAACTTTTTCTGAAAAGAAGTTTAGAAGAAAGGAGGATAAAAAAAGAGATTCACTTTTTCTTTTCTCTCCATCCTTGAACTTCATAAATATATATTTTGTTGTCTTCTTTCCTATAAGTGAACTCTAGTTTGTACATGATATCATCGTCTTCATCGTATGTATATTGGTCTATTGTTATTCCATTACTAGATACACTGTTACTTGAATCATAGTTTCCGAGCAATTCCCTATATTCTTCTTCTGTCACCTTAAGTGGATCTTTGAATTTTATTTTGAACTCACTTACTTTTTCCATAAATAAGAAATCCAAGGCATCATCTAGATCATCTGCTTCTGTCCAATCGTTTATTATATCTGATTCAATTTTTTCTAAATCTTGTTTTTCCATTTTAATTTCCCTAACATAATGTTCTTCTACTCTATTATTTAAATCTTTTTCTTGATTTCTAGATTCTTAGATATAAGAGCAGAAGTTCATCGGAAAATTTAAATATATGTTTTACGTATGTAGTAATGATCAAAAATGGTTGATGTGGAAACAGTCGAGACAAAATATAAGATCATTTTGGATACACAAAGTAATTATGTATTAATGGAAGGGAGGCTGAAGGTAGAGGTGCGGATTAAAGGAAAACCTATAATATATGAGGTTCAGGAAGTGAGAAATATGGGGTATCTAATCGATATCACTGAACTTGATATTGCAGATACAAAACAACGTATTGATAGTAAACTTTGTGAGAGACGTTATAAATATGTTAATAGCTTAAAAAATTTAGAAAAATTTATTAATTTTGTAGGAGCAGAAATAGAAGTTAAGTAATTCAATTTATTTTTTTTATGTTTTTCTATTTCTTATTTTTCTCATTTTCGTTATGATGTTTCTTTCTTTAAAATAGTTTCGTTGACTTTTTTAATATCGAGAAATCGAGACAAAGAAGTATATCGAAAAATTTAAATACCCGTTTTATGTATATATTCTTGATGTATGGGTTAGAAGTTAAACAACTCAAATTACTTTATAATTTACCTAAAGTTTTTTTAACACCAAATCTAAATAAATTTTCTATCACAAGAAATTATGTGGATTGTGCCTATTATGAGTCAAGAAGTGGGCTAACTAGAGAGGGCTGTATTATATTCGATGGTAATGTTCACAGAACACGTGGAATATATTATATTCCTGTACCGTCTGCTGTGGAACTATCATATAGAAGGAAAATGATAAAGGATGAACAAGATGTCAAGCAGATAATAGAGAAAATTAATCTTTATGGTGCTACTCTAAATACTAATAAGTTGTTAGTAAAGTGGAATAATTATGAAATAATTCTATATGATCGGTTCATTAAAGGAGGAATGTATGAGTTTCCTTTACTGTTTAGTCAAGGACATCTATATGTTTACAACATCCCTAGGGTGAGGGAGGCATATAGGATTATCTATGAAAACGATAACCAAAAGGAGGAAATTGATAGTGAGATGTTTGAAGAGATTAACGAATTTAGCGTATACAATCATGCTATCAAGTTTGATAAGAAAGTGCTGAAATTAAAAGAATTGTATGTTTCACCTGGTCAAGGAGTAGTCATATACACACTAGATGACGTTACACTTGTTTCAGAGTCACCAGACCATAATAAAATTGAGAAATTTGTGTATAAGAATTCGTGGATACTGTTTTCACATCGTGCCCCACGTAACCAAGATCAAAGAGATTAACATTTTTTTATGATTCTTCTTAATCGAGAAAAATGTTTCTAGAGATTTGTCGAAAAATTTAAATATTTATTTTGCGTATTTTTAAATGATAAACATGGGTGGGAAAACATTAATTATAAATTGGGAAAACCCGTTAAATAGAGATGCATACACGGAAATAGGAAAATTGATGGTGTTAGTTTTGCCGTATGTAGTTAATATTGAGATTGTAGATACTGAAGGTTGTATAATGGAAATAGATGATACAATAGAAGATGAGATAAAGGAGTTAAGTAGATTCTTAAAGTATGTTGAAGTGTCTTTTGCAGAAGAATAAAAAATAAGCTATCCAATTTTTTTATAATATAAAAAGAGAAAAATAAAAAAAATAAATTAACTTAGTTAACTTCTATTTCGGCACCTATCATTTCCGCTATTTTTTCGAGTGTCTTTAACACATTCACGTATCTCTCAAATCTTTTATTTAGAGTTTCGTCAATATCTCCTTTAACATCTGTCACTTCATTCTGTATCTCATTCTCTGTAATAGTTTGCATATTTCCCATAAATTTTTCTTGTTTGTCCCTGTATTTTATTTCACTCTCCTTAACAGTTATTATAGCTTCTATCGTTCCTTCAAGCGTTATACTATCGTCCCTTGTGTCGATAATCAATTTGTATTTTATTGTTTTTTGTTTCACTTCTACCATGTTTGGTCGATTGTATATTAGATAAAGAGATATTTAAAATTTTCTGTGTCTTTCTCCTTATCGATTTTTCGTCCTAAAAATTCCATACGATAAAAATATTATCAGAAACATGAGAACAATTAGAAATAAAAAAAAGGAGAAAATTATTTTTCATAATTAGAATATATAAGATTTATAAGGGGTGATATCTCTTTTTCATGTTTTTTTAGTATGTCTAGGACATACCATTGATCATTATAGTCTTCAGGTTTTGCTATTATAAACAATTTTACTAATTTTTCCATAAATTGAATCCCTTTTATATGTCCAAATCTTTCATACCACCACTGTATGAATTCAACATTTTCTGTAGACATATAAAAAAATTTATCATTAATTTTAACATATTTTTCCCCAAATTCTATCTGTTCATTTATCTGTTCATTCATACTTCTATCCCCTAATTATCATTAGAAAAATAGATATTTAAAGATTTCTCTATTTTTTGATTCATGAAAAAATGGATAACTTTCCAGATAATATCCAAAACTTGAAAAAAATTACGAATAAAAAAAAGAAATTGGCTTAATCAACTTCTATTGTTAATCCTGATTTTTCTAATTCATTCAGACCTTCTTTTATTTCGTCAATTCTTTTGTCTAGTTCTTCAACAATTCTATTTATCATGTTTTTTACCTGGTCTGTTTTTATTGTTTCCACGAATCCTATTTCTTTTATTGATGAAACAGCGTATGGCATTTCACTGTCTTTTACGTTAAAGATTACTTTTGTTTCACAGTCAAGACTTACAATACCATTTACGGAATTTATTTTTATCTTGCATTCGATTTGTTTCTTTACTACTTCAACCATTTTTGGTCATTAATACATTAGACACATAGATATTTAAAGATTTCTCTATCTTTCTTTTTATCGAATTTTCGTTTTCAATTATGTGGAAGGAGTTGGAATATTATTTCAAAATCGAAAACAAGTTTGAGTACTAATTTATCTACTTTTTTTTCTGTATTTTGAGAGATATAAATTCAATCCCGGCTGCAGAACAATTTTTGTATCTTATTGTATTTTTATCTGTTTTTTTGTTTGAATACTAATTTGTTCACTTAATTTAAGGAAACAAAAAAGAATTCAAACAAAAAATCTATTGTTTCAAATATTATTTTAATGACTTTATAATTTATACGTAAAAATAATCAGAGTGTAACGTAATGAATTGGATAAATTTCTTTTAAAAGAGTTTTCTGATTTGGGCTAACCCAAACGATTAAAGTTTTTTCTTTAAAAATGATTTTACGCCGTTATTTTCCCTAATTTTAAGGAGAGTTAAGGGCAAAAGTGGAAAATTTTAGGTTTAAAAACTTTTCTAGTAAAATAACGAGTGTGGTTAAAAAAGATTTTTGTATCCAGAGTGAAACTAATACTATCTTCTTTCAATTATCCATAAGATTTTTCTGGGTAACGAGAGAAAAATTTTTTATTATTTTTGGGATATTTTGAATCGGAACATAATTGAATATCTCTACTGAACCATTTCTTATTAGCTTCACGCTAACAAACAAATTATCATCTTTTATTTCGATATTTAGTATCTCATATTCTTCTTTCATAGAATAATACTTATTCAGTATTACCATTTAAAGCAAAATTCTCGATATTACCTTATATGGTGTAATATTATCCAAAACTTGAGAAATATAGTGAATAAAAATAAGTTTAATAATGAATGGTGATTATTCCATTATACTCATTTTCGATGAAATTCATTTTTTTCACCGATTGTTTTATGAATAAATCATGGTTATAAATGACGTCCAATATGTAACCTTTTCTTTTATTTTGTGATACTCTCATTACTCTACCAATACGTTGGATTAATTTAATTCTACTTTTTCCTTGCGTTAATAATACTACTAACCTTAGATTTGGAATATCTAAACCTTCATCTGCTAAGGAAGTCGATATTAATACTTGTAACTTTTCATTTTTCAAAGCTTCAATTTTTTCCATCCTTTCTTCTAGTTTTGTCTTACTTGATACCCAATCGGCAATAATTCCATTTTCTCTCATTATTTCGGCTAGTTTTTTAGCTATTGCTATTCTCCTTACAATTACCAGACAAGGGTATTGGTTTAATTGTTTTATTTTGCTAATGATTTGCTTGTTTGTATTTGGTGAATGCTCAAATGATCTTAACAGTGAAGAGTAATATTTAGCAAAATTTTCAGGGTCTTTATTATCATCTAAATCCTGTATCTTCAATTTCAGTTTTTTAGGAATTTCTGGAATATATCTTATATATTCAATAGGAACTAAATATCTATTTCTCACAAGTTCTGTGTAGTCAATTGTAAATGATATTTTTCCTAGTAATCCCATAATTTCTAGTTCTTTCCCGTCTTCTCTGATAGGAGTAGCACTTAACCCCAATCGTATTGAATTTGGTGAATCCAGTAATAACGATTTTACAATATTTGCAGGTGTGTGGTGAGCTTCATCTATTATTACTAAGTCTGCATTAGTTACTAATTCTTTCAGTTTTTCATGTTCATTTCTCTTCTTTTTCGAATAATAATAGGAAATTGATAATGCTATAAAATCACTCCTTTCTCCTTTTTTTATTTCATCAATTTCTCCTGATACTAATACAAAAGGTAAGTCTTCTTTTTTGGCAAAATTCTGGAATTGTTTCAGTAGAGTAGTTGAGTTGACAGCGTATACAATTTTTGCATTATTCTTGTTTTTTAGTATTTCTAAAGCAGAAAGGATAGCAATTACAGATTTTCCAGATCCTGTAGGGGCTTTTATGATTCCGTTACCAATTACATTAACGTCACTAACCCATGATTTTATACTATTTATTTGGTAGTTTCTCATCTCAAAGTTCTTTAATTGAATATCGTAAAATCTTAAGTTAGTAAAAGGCTTTAGATCAAAATTAGCTATATTTTTCAATTTCCAGTATAACCCCCTTAGTGTTACAAATCCATAGCTTTTTTGCCACGCTAATAATATTTCTTCTTCTGTATACTTTCCTTCTTTATAGTCAAACGTTTTTATTTTATAAGTTAACAAGTTTTTGTATTTTTCCAGATTATCACGAATATAGATGTAATTTCCCTTTATGTATGCATTTATGATGTTATTATCATCCTTAATATAATTTGAGAGTATATTATAAATAGAGTTTCCAATATATTCCGCAATTTGATCTATTATTCCTTTTAGTTCATCTTTTGTTAATCTACTTATCTTGTATTCATTGATATACCATTTTTTAGTTGAAGGATCAAAATTAGCTATCTCTCTCATTAAATTAGTGTAATTCAAAAAATCTTCTCTTGACAAATATTTATTTGGAGATGGTAAATATATCTTGTTAATGTTTTGCGTCAATTTTTGTCACTATACTATTAGCATGTAAGCTTATAAATTTGTGATATCATAATTTATGTAGAGTAAACATGTCTACTCAAATCCAAATCAAAAAGTTAATTGAAAGGTGTGATTTTTTAACAACAAGTGTGTATGAGAAATATGACTTAAGAAATATAATAAGAAACGATGAGAGATTTATAATAAGACAAGGAGATCTCATAATAACTAACAAATTTATACAAAATCCGGCAATAAGAGGGCTAAGACACGTCCATCTAACCCATTTGGCATTCAGAGGATCACATATTATTTTACCATATCAAAATTATACGGCGGTTTTTCACAATGAACACGGTCTTGTAATAATTCCAGAGAAAATAGAAAAACTAGCATTTTACACATTTGAGAATTCGATAGATTGATTAAGTGTTGACCATGGAGAACAGAGGGATAAGGATAGCTGAAAGGTATGGCTATAAGTTAGTTCCGCATTTTTTTAACTTATTTTTTATTCTAGACAATTGGAATAATATACCTATTGGGAAAACAATTGTGAGTCTTTACAATTATCGTCAAAAAGAATTTGTTGAAATATTCAAAAAATATGACGAAAACATAGGTATAGCTACTGTTAATTACACTAATGTTCATGTGATAAAAAACCATAACGAATTCGAGATTATTGTTTACAATGTTGATAGCATTCATGACCATAAAAGTAAGTATCTTCTAATGTTGTTCTTAGGTAATAAGTTTATTTTCAGAAGAGGAAAAGTGTATTTGTATGACATAGTTATCAGAAATCTAATTAAATCGCATGACCTCCAGTTTAAAATCAAAAAGATAAACTTAATCAGGGTAAGGTCACTTTTTGGCAATAATATCGTATCTTATTATCCTAAGAAAGAGCTTATAAGAAACTCAATTATTCTAGGGAAAGGGGCTAACGATAGCATATACGTAATTACTGAGATCAATAACAAGAGAGTTTTATACTATGTCAAAAGAATTAGGAAAATCCCTAGATTAAATAGGATAGCTCTGAAAAATCACAAGTTGCAATATCAATTTTTCAAAATGTTGTTACAAAAAGGAATACTGCAGAAAGAAACACTATTTCCTATCGTACCCTTGAGGTCGTTGTTTACATCGTTAAGGATTTCTGGAACTTCTGAATGGAAATTTAGCCCGCTGTATGTGTTTAATGGAAGACTAGTAAATGCTAACATTTATGCAAGAGCAATGAACCCTGTGTTAATCGATTATGATTACGATGAAACCAATCAGGTTTTGCTAAAATTTGCAGATGAGAGTTATCATTCGGTGCTTTGTGGACTTGATTACAAAAACATGTTATGGTGTATAACGTTACCAGCGATTACAATGTGGTGGAGAATAAAGGAAGTATACAAATATGTTTATGACCTGGACAACCAAACCAAAGTTTTTAACTACTAATTGAGACAAAAAAAGCTATTTGAATAAGCTTATAATTATCTCATATTTTGTTTTCCCTAATCGTTGTGCTAATTCTTCTAATCTTTCGTTTTCCTGATCATAAAAAATTATGTTGATAACCTTGGGTATTAAATCATTTTTTATGTTCATGTCATGTGATCTTGTAGAGTTATATATCTTTACTTGATATTTTTTCTCTAATTCTTTCATTACACATTCCCTATACGATTTATATTCTTTACACATATTAACTAGTTTATAGAAGTATTTTTTTGATATGCGTATTGTGTAGATCATTTTCTTTCACATATACTTTCTCGTGATTTAATTTATATATTTATTTGAGAAAGATTTATATAGTTCTTTTGTATATGCTATCATATGCTGTATATTCTCAATTCCGCAACCTTGCCCTTAAAACCAGGTAAAGAATATGTAATACACGCAAAAGAACTAACGATAGAGGAGGCAAAGGAACTATTAGAGAATGAGAGATTCATTTCGGCAGTAGGACACGAGGCTACAGCGAAAATGTTGACAAATATTTTCGACGTCGAGATACCAATGAATAGAATCCAAATCTTTTTGGATGATGGCGATAAACTGCTATCAATAATCTTAAAGACAAGGCTTGAGGAAGGTAAAGTTATAAAGACTGTAGAGGAATTGGAGCAAATCGGATATAATATATGGTTGTTCGAAGTCGTCACTTATGAACATAATGTCAAATATGAGTAAAGTGGGAAAATGGAGGAATTTATCATTAAAATAGCTGGAACTAAGGGGATATCAAATTTTAAATCATACCATTTTAGTATCATCTCGAATTATGAAAATTTTTTTAATTTTATATTGCCTAAAGACGTTAAAGATGTCCTCGTAGTCCTACCTTTTGACGAGGAAAAAACTAAAACAATTAAGCACGCGATAACTAATGCCAGAAGTAACGTATCGGTTACTATAATGTATAGTGGAAAGATAAGGGACGAAATGATAATTGGCTGGAGAACTTAAGCTGTAAGTAAAATTTCATTTTTTAATAGTTGGTTTACACTCATTCCTCTTCTCTTCAGCTCGTTTTTAATTATTAACTCATTCTCTTTCTTCATGTGAACCTGTAACCTGACGTATTCCTTTTCTCCTACTCTTATTATGACATTTTTCACGTTCTCTTTCCTATACGATTTCGTGTCATCTTCAATATTGAAGTAGTTTAACAATAGTTGGCGTAAAACGGCGGATACACTTGTTTCTCTTCTTTCTGCTTCTTCTCTCAACCTATCATACAACGACTTTTCAATCGTTACTATCATCACATGTCACTAATAAAATTATTACATCACAAATTTAAAAACTTTGTACTACCCACAAGTTTAAAAATGTGATATCACAATTATAAATATGCAACTTAAAGCCACAAGTTTTAGGGCGAATGAAAAAATAATATTCGTGTTAAATTCTAATAAACTTTTTTGTGAGACTTACGACGAATTTTTAAATAGATTAATTGATGAATGTGAAGGAGCAATAAATTACGCTAATAACGACATAACTGAAACCTTATCGATTTATTCTTTCAAACTATCTTCAGAAACGATTGGGAAACTTAGCACAATAGCAAAAAAATATAGAATTTCTAGAAGTGAAGCTTTCCGAAAATTGATAATAGCAAAGGCTGAGGGGCTGTGTTAATTGCACAAGTTATCAAAAAAGGGTGGTATATAGACTTCAAGGTGAGTTCACTTGTCGACATCCCAACAAAATACTTACTCTACACAAAAACAATCGGTGAAGAAAAGTATGGCACAGACGCTATGTGTCACATTGTCTTTCCGTTACGACGAATGGAGCCATCCTTTATTCGTGGAGGGTACAATTTGCCAACCATTGACAAACGAAAAAGACCAAATCAAGGAGATGGAGGAGGAATTAGAGGACATGATATTGGATCTGTTTGGTATTCAAGTATTATCTTTATTAGAGGACGAGGGGGTATGGTATGGGGGTGCAGTGGGACGACGGATTACATGGTACCACCGGTATCCGGGAGACGGGGGAGAGTATACATGGTAGACGCTAAACAGATATTGAAGCTTGATATTGATGTTGACGTGAACTTCTATGATCCTAATTGGCTTCTCCAGAAGAAATTAGATATGTTACACGCACTAGGATATCAAGAAGAAGAAGCATGGTGGGAATATTCGCCGTCAGGAAAACATATTCATGTAATCATCGTCCTAAAGGATCCCATTTCTACTAAGGAGTTGTTTGATCTTCAGTTCCTATTAGGAGACGACCACAAACGCGTTTATTTCAACTATCTGAGATATTCAGTAATGAAGGAAGACGCGGTACACTTTAATGTACTTTATACGTATAAGAAGTCTTTAACTTTCTCTGATAAACTCAAGGCTATTTTTCGACATTGGTTTAAGTCAAAGCAGTACTCAAAAAACCTAAGACTAGGACAAACAACGTGATATAGTTTACCTGGGATTTCTTCAACAATTGCATAACGTACGAGAATTTTCCCTTCTCCTGCCCACCCTTCTTCTGTAATTCTCATATCATCATACTTATCGGGGGCACAAAATTTAAATATTTTGTATCCATACTATCATGTATGGGAGAAGAAAATATTGAGTTGCCTGAAGGCAACAATAAATCGGAAACAGAAAAATACATAGAAGACTTGATAAATTCCATAGAAAGTGAACTACCAAAGCACGTAAATTATACAACAGGGATAATTGTTGATGACGAAAGGAATCTGCTAATTATAAAGAACGGGAAGTTACATGTAGGTAGAGATGAAAATAATGCAAAAGAAATAAAAGAGTATGTAAAAGATGCTAATGCGGGATATTTGATCAATGCTTTATACGTCTTAAAACAAATGTTAGCGTCATATAAAGACCTATGGTCAGGAAAAATAGAAAGAGAAGCGAAAAAGGCATTAAACGAAATAATCTAAGTCATTCTTCCTCTTCAGCCTCTTCGTCAAGAAACTTTTTTAGTTTCTTTTTATTCTTTTTCTTTAACGGCTCTATTTGTACATCTTGTGATTGTTGTGCTTGTTTCTGTTGCATAAATTGTTGAGCTAGCATCATTTGTAACCAATTTCCACTTCCTTCAGACCCAGGGCGTATTATTCCCGATTGTGTAAGTAGCTGAACCATTTCATTAATATGAGTGATAGCAATTTTAACATCCTCTAAAGTCCATTGACCTTTCAAGTGATTATCTAAGATAGACGCAACTGTCTTTACTGCCTGCTTTGTCTTTTCAAGCTGTTCTTGTAGTTCCTGTACTTTCTTTTCTAGTTCTTCTATCTTCTTATTGACATCTTGCTCGGGTTTTTGTTCACTCATCTTTCAACACTTCCTCAACGTCTTTAACTACGCTTTCGTTCTTAGAGTTTCTTGAGTAAATTACTGTATAAGCGTACTTGTCGTCGTTACCGAATTTTACTCTAAGATTTCTCATGTGGTTTCCTGCTCTAACTTTTGTTTCCTGAAGCGTTTTCTCTAGTATCCTGATAATTACATCGTTTAATGATACCATTATTACTGCGTCACCATCATCAGTAACATAAGCACCTGCATCTATCCCGAACTTTTTGAGTTTTGATAGAATTTTCGAGTTCACTTCTCTCAAGTCCTCATCAACGAGTTCTTTCATCCCCACTAAAAATAACTTCCCATCCTTGATTTTCATATTCCACAACTCCTTATTGATATCCGCAGTTATCTTTTCAGCAAAATGTTTATATTTTACTGCAACTAATGCAGTTTTTTCATTTATTGCCCCGGCGACAGGGTCTATTTCCATCTTCTTCAGCGATTCCGTGAATACTTTAAATACGTAAGCTACACTGCCTTGCAATCTTACTTTTTGCATAAATAAAAATAGGGATACAGAATAAAAAAAGATTACTTCTTAACCAACTTGAATAACGCGTCTTCAATCTCGGTTAGAACTTTAGACATGTCAACAGTTACAGGTTTCCCGTCCTTTCTAACAAATGTGTAGATGAAACCACTAGTGACACCTAATCCCGCACCTGATTGTCTTTGCATTAATTCCCACAAGAAGTTATGATGTATTTCCACAAGTGGTTCGCCCTTATAGTCCAATATATAATTCGCTAAAACTTTCTCAGCAAACGCCATTAATAATCCCTGATATGCTCCTGGTATATTATATTTTCCTGAGATTTGTTTGACTACCTCTTTTGCTAAATGTGATGGTGCGTAATCCGTAACCCAATTGTAGGTTTCTTGTTCGCTGAGCCTCGCGATGGCTCTCATTATTTCTGGGTTTCCAGCAATTGATAATCCATTTACGTGCCCAGTTGTACCAATATTCATTGAAATTCTTTTTAAATAATATCTATAAACAGACGCAGAACTTAATCTCCTATTTCTCCTTGCCACCTTTCACCACCTCATAACCCTCTTTCAATATCCTCTAATGCCTTATAAGCAGATTCCATGCTACTGAAGGTACCAGTACCCGCATAGTGTGGTGTAACCGTCGGTACCTTGGTTTTCATTAGTACACCAGCGTAGCTATTGGGTAGTGCAGGCATACTTGTTACGATGTTGTCCACTGTTGATACTACATTAGTATGGTCTAATGTTACTGAACCGATTTGCTCTGCAACTGCTGGTACAAGTTCCTTCAATTGATTCCCGACTTCCGCAAGTAACGTTTTCACAGTCATAGCAGGCACACCTCTAGCCACATATTTTGTAACAAGGAATGAAGCAGTTTCTTTATGAGTCAGATATACGGCGTATATAGCCTCATTAACTAATTGCCATAATGGGAATGTGGCACCCGCACCGGCTAATTTCACAAGGGTAGGTCTTAATGCATTGTGCATTTTATTGTATATTTCAACGAATACGTCATTGTAGTTACTATACATATTCTCTACTAATTGTTGTGCGTACTTCTCACCCATGTAGTTTACGAATATTCCGTAAAGTTTACCTTTATACCTAGTTGATGTGTCGTTCCTTACGTCGATTTTCTTATGTGATTGTCTACCCGCCATACTATATCAGTTCATAATACTAGTAGAAAAATATATAAATATTTGGATACATATATGATATTATGCAACTCACTAAAACGCAGTTTGTCCGTTGTGTGTTTCTTCTTTTAGCTAACTCTAAAAAGTATACTATTCCCCAAGCTGTCAGAATCTCTTACAGACTATTAGATAAAACAAGAGTAAGTCTAAAAACGAAAGAGAGACTGTTAGTATTGTTAGATGCTCTCGAAAGCGGAAAAATCACACCTAGAGAGTTCACAAAAAGGCTTTTCCTTGAGTATCCTAAACCATCAGATAAAGTTAAAGTATTAAGCCTTAAGATATTCGAATGAATAACATCCGTCTTTAAATAAGTCCTCAAGTTGTTTTGGAATGTAAAGGCATTTCCTTTTTGCCGTTCTTATACACTTCAACCCTACTATTTTTCCCTCAACGATAATAGGATAAACCCGACCTTCGTCAAAATTATCTTCGAGTTGCTTTGGGATATAAAGCACCTTTTTGTTACCTATTTCTCTAAGGCAAAGACTCATTCATACAACACCCCATAGACCCCACAATTCACGGGCTTATTATAACTAAAGACGAGTTTCAAACACCACCCTATTGCCTCCAGGCTCATGGGATTCATATTATATTTCACGTACACCTTAATAATAGGTTCTGAATTGTCATTATACCCTGTTTTCGTCTTTATTACCTCTGCCTCATCGTAATAAAACAACTGTTGACCTACCCAAATAAACACTGCGTTGTTGTAGAGGGAAAATGGGGGTTTTACTTCTATCATTGATGCACCCGAATATCCTAGTTTAGTTAGAAGCTGGGGTGCGAATGGTTTTTTAAAATCATACACTTTTAGATATGCTAATATAACGTCAAAAACGTTAGTGCATAGTTCGTATTTCTTGTCGTACTCGTCTTTAAAGTCGTAATCGAATTCATTTAGACAAGTATAACGTTTTCCTGAATTTTCGTAAAGGTTGTAAATTTTTCTCGCCATCTCATAAGAGTCCATTTTATTATCTCACCTCTCTTCTAGATATTGTCTCTCGGCATAAGTCTATAAACTTTCCTAAACGGCTTATGCACTCAGGTTCAACACAGTCCATCGCAATAAGTGTCAAAGTCCTTTCCGCGGTTTCCCATTCTCGTGCAAAAATAGCTTCAATGAGTTTGACAGTATCCTTATTTGTCCCCATTTCTTTTACAATTGCATAACACTCAGGATAATGTGTACGAGTGTACTCCTTTGCTTTTTTGTATTCTTCTCCTTTCGTTAAAACTTTATCATTCGTAATGGAAAGCTTTGCCAGTATTCTATCTAAGTCAAGATCAGCATTTTTAGGAGGTGTAAGTGTGGCTGAAGGGGTAAGTTTTTCCAGTTCTTCACAAAGCTTCTTTCCTTCCGTGAATAATTGCTGAGCATTAGGGTATTGATAGAAGAACGGCATACTATAAGCAAAATACATGTTCATAACAGGGTCATAGAACATATGCAAATGATCTTTGGCAACTGTCACGTTTATTGATACTTGATTACATTGAACTAATGCTACTCCTTTAATATAATAAGTGTTGTACCTCTTCACTATCCCATTCTTTTTGGCGTATTCAAGGAGTTTAACGAAAGTCGCTAGATTCCATTGTGGCAATTATATACCCCCTAGCTTTATTTTTTGCTTTTTCACTTAAATCTTCATATTCATCCTTTCCTATCGTCAATGCGTGATTTATTTCGTATCGCAGTTCGTGAATGCTCAAGTCCCATACTCTAAAACAATGTTTGTTATCAACACAATACGTGTATTCATCTATAGGGTCTATAGGAATTCCTACTAGATTCTCTTTATAACCATGAGCGTCAAGGTAAATTGGGACAACACCTAATGCCATAGCTTCAATTGGAGGGATACCAAAGCCTTCGCTCTTCGATAAAGCAAGAAAGAACTTACTCCTAGCGTAAAGTCTGTATTTCTCTTCTTCAGAAAGCTGAAAAGTAGGGTAATCTGGGTTACCTAAATTTCCTATAATAATTGTCTTATCCCTTACTCCAAATTCACGAGTAATTTTATCTATAAGCGTCAAATTCTTTCTATCAAAATATCTAGATTCCCCCAACGTTACGAATATTTTGTCCTTTTTCTCCCCTACGAAAATAGGTTTGATATGTCTCTTCATAACTCCTTTGATTTTGTACCCTAATTTTTCAAACATTTGGTAGTTCCAATAACTTGCCATTATTACATTATCATATTTCGCCATTTCGTTCTTATAGTATAATGCGTCATATACAGTATCACCCCACAAAAGACATGTTACTTCATCTTCTAACCCTTTTATTCTCTTTAAGAACAAAACCGGGTCGTCAATACATACATCAGCATCAAATAGGTTATGGGTTATTTTGAAATTTTCATATTCTGCTACTTTCTCATAACTACATTTTTCACAAGGTACGTATGCTTTAATCAAGCGGATCCCCAGGAAATATTGTATCCACTTATTATTTATAACAATATGGTATATTATTATATCAGTGAGTAGATATGAGTTATAGCCAAATATCCTCTTCCCTAAGTTCAGTGGCATCGAGCTTGATAACAGCAATAACTAACTTCCTAGCAGGAGTTGCTAACTTCATAGCACAAAATGCTGATTTGTTTGCTACTATTGTCGGAATTGGCATAATAGTAGGATTAATAATGAAATTCGGTTCAAGTCTACCGTTCATAGGCAACTTCTTAAACTACGTAGGTCTAGCATAAAAAAACAATAAAACTATTTTTTTATATTTATCCTTCACATAATTTACTTTTTTTCAACTCTTGTACATGTGTGCACAAAGCTAGAACAATTGCGTTTAACTTCTTATTTATGTCACTCTCGTTTAATGCTTTTACAATTATATTAGTAACCTCGTCACTTCTCATGTATTCAATAATCTCCTTTCTTATCTCCTCTTTTTTCGCAACTGTGTTTATATGCTTTATTCGCATTAGCGTATATATTATTGATACAATATAAAATAAACTCGAAACTATGTAGATAATCTCGAATAACATATTTCCCCCTAAATCATATGTAAAAACAAACCTTTAAAATATAAGGATTCATGTTTACCACACCTCTGGAAATATGATATCACAAATTTATAAGTTTGGATACCAAAAGAATAGTGGCAAAGGTGGTGATAATAAATGGTAGCTAAAGTATTTTATATGTGTCCCATTGATTATAAAGATATTTTAACTCTCGACCTGGAAACAAGAAGTGTGGGAATAAGAAAATGTGATCATGTTTTTGGTTATATAATACCGCCTTCACATTCAGTTAGAGAAGATGAAATTTGTCCTAAGCAATATAGGATAAGGTCATGGCATATTGGTAAGGCGATATATGGAGTTTGTATATCGTTTGAAAACGGGGTTAAATATGTAGTTAGGGACATAAAGAAATTGAAAGAAATATTAGAAGAATTATTGAATTATCCAAAAGATCAAATAATATATTTCATTCTTGGCGAGTTCGAAAGAGAAAAAATTATAGATATGATAAAGGATATGATAAAAGATATGTTTGTAGGTTATAAAGCAAATAACGAATTTTGTACTCCTAAAACGATTACTATAATAGGAGTTCTAAATAAAGTGACGATTTATTTTCTTTAAGCTAATATTTTCTCCCATTCTTTTGCAATATTTATATAATTATATCTTTCCCTGTAAAGTATTGCACGATTTTCAAGGTTTTCCTTTTTCTTTTCTGGGTGCCAATTGGCTAAAGCCATAACTAATTTTTGATAAGCGTCATTATAATCAGGTTCCAAAAAATAGCCAACGTGGAAGAGATTTGTATACCACAACTTAACCTTCTTATTAACTTTGATCCAATAAACATCGTCATTATTAAGTATCCATTCACTCCATGCACCCTTTTCAGTAACTACAACATCAAGACCCAACGCCAAGGCTTCTATAACTGGTATTTCAAAAGCACCGCCACGAACGGGATAAAACAAGATATCACATCCCGCAAACAACGAATAATAATCGGGGTCTGGCAATGGGGTCTTTACAGCGTTTAACCCCCTTAATCTAGGCTCTAGCATGTTTGAAACTAGTATAAGAGGGTAGAAGTGATAACCAGAATTCATTAACTCACGGAAAACATTCACCACTATATCCCCTCCTTTCCTATCCCAAGAATGAGGTAAAATGGCTAAAACGCAAGGGTGTGGCATTTCCTTAGGAGGGTATGAGAACATGCTTGGGTTTAGAGCGTGAGGGATAACGTATATGGGTTGTGGGATAGGTAACTTAAGGGTATAGAACGCATTCTTGCTCCATTGAGAAGGTACTATTATTTTATCGACAGGCTGGTGTCTAAAGAAATACAAGGCTACACTGCTTATGGCATCAGTATCCGCTACTTCAAATACTATGTTCTTCCCGTGTTTAGGAATACCCTTCCAGAACAATTGAGTGTTGAAAATTGTGTAATAAATATAATCATCAAAACCAGGTGGTAAATCTTCTTTTCTGATACTATTCTTTTCAAATGACGTTACTTCATGCCCTAACTCCTTTAACCCCTTCTCTAAAAGTGTTGCTTGTCTGCCGAATGAGTTGTTTGTAAGATCTCTTACAAGGGCAATTTTCATATGTTTAATGGATAAAGGATCGGGTATAAATATATTACACTGTAAATCTTTAATTTCCACTTAATGGTGAGAGTAGTTACATTCTTTGGCAATTCGACATACCTTGATGAAGTCGTACAAAAAAACAAAGTAACTGACGTATACATAGATAGAAGTTATACATATAAGTTAGGAAGTAAATGGCAAGGAGTTCCAGATTCATTACTTCCTGAAGACACCATTTTTCTAAATCCGTCAGATATTGAAGAACTTTCAGAAAAACTTGCATCATACGGTGTACACTCAGTCATATCAGACACAGGTATAAAATACTCGGGTGTAGAGCGAGAAGTAATGAATAGACGATTGCGTATAGCGAAAATGATTACCACCATACTAAATGATATATACGATGATATACTGTTTGTCGATAGTGACGTGGTACTTAATGAAAACGTATTTAAGGAAATCTCATCTTCTACGTCGCCTATGCCAATGTCAATATGCATACCAGCATTAATGAAACCGTCGACGTTTGTCGTATTCATTTTTTGCTATTCGACAAACTTCTACTTACCGTTATCTCTTCATGATAAGTTATATGATGCAATGAAAATGTATATCGACAGACAGATATACACTACGTATCCAGTAGACTTATACATACATAACTCCGTACTTAATACACGTAAAATAATACTTAACAGAGGTGTATGTCATTATATAAGAGGTAATGTATACTGTATATAACTACGTTGTAGTAACAGTTATTAATGGAAATGATAATTTGTATTATGTATGAAAATAGTAACATACGTAACTACATCTAATAAGAATGTGAAACCAAAATGGGCTGACTTAGTATTCAGCATACCACAGGTGGATTTAAAAACAGCATTGGTAACGGTAGCTCATATTAACGATGATGTATTATTACTAAGAAATGACGTAAATGTGTTAAACAAGGACGTAATAGTACGGTTTTTCAAGTCATTTAAAACATCAGCAGTTGTAAAGTATGGCAACGAAGTGATAGGGTATTATTTGACACGTGCTGATAAATCAAGTCGTATGACGCCAACACTAACGGTGACGCATTACGCTCTTAAAGTCTGATAATATTTTTTCTTCTATGTTAGGCATCTCAAACTCTTTACTTTTTTCTAATGCCTTTGCACTTAATTCATCATAGCAACTAGTCTTTATGCATTCACGTGCTTCTTGTAACGCATTACGTACATCGCTATCACGTATGAGGTAGTTATCCATCTTACCATACGATGTTTCTTCAATTATTACATCATATGGGTCAATTGGTATACCTACAGCGTATTCCTTAAACGCGAACGCATTAACGTATACAGCAGGCGTTCCAACTGACATTGATTCCATTAATGGTAACCCAAATCCCTCATTCTTAGATAGAGATAAATAGAAATACGACTTATGTAATAGCCTATATTTCTCTCGTTCATCAAGAGTATAACTACGCATGTCGAAGTCTCCTACATTAGATATTACTAGTGTTGAATTTCTCATATTAAGTTGCCGTAAAATATCTAGAGTATACTTTACACGTTTACGTATAGCAGTACCGTCGCCCGGTTCACTAGCTAATACAGTAAATAGATACTCTTTTTTTACATTTGATGCACGTTCATCATAAGCGACTTGGTTAAATGGTGGTCGTAGTACACCATCTACATGTATTGTACCGTTTAACAATTTCTTAACGTAATGCGACGTAACATATACTTTTGCACGACGCATATCACAACCATGTTCTACGTAATACGGTGAATCTATCCATACTATCATGGGTCTATCCTTGTATATGCAACTATATGTCTCGATAAAACTCTTTGCGTCTGTTATATTGAAATATGAAGGTGACAATAATGATTGTATTAGTATATATTTCTTAAACCTCTGTTTGACATTATTAAAAATAACAAAAAACCCACATTTAACGCATGGTACGTGCGTTATTATTTCACGTAATAACATACACAAAATTTATTGTACCGGTAGTTAAATTATTAATTATGTCTGCAATTGCCGGTGTTATAGCTGGTGCATTTGGTGGAGGAATAGGTGGAGTAGGTGACGCCATAGGTACCATAATTGGAGATTTGGAAAGAGCGATAGCAAGATTTGGTGGATCTATAGTAAATGCATTTAAGACAGTAATTGACAAAATATTAACATTAGCAGTGAGAATAGGTAGAATAATTGAGAAGTACTTTAGAATAGCCGTACATTACATAGTACTATTCCTACGTCTTGCTTATAGATACATGTATTCATTTTACACTGAATTTCAAAAAGATCCGTGGCGATCACTACAATTTGTAGGTAGTATGGCTATATTACTTAATAACTCATTGTTTCCATGAGGTGATGTAAATGTCTGAACCAAATCAACTAACAAGAGATCAAATGACGGAAATAGTGAAAAACATAGTAGTATCCGTTGACGTAAACGAAAACGCGGTAGTGATATCAGCAAAGAGATTATTGTCATACTTCCTGAAGAATGTGGAAGGTCTTGAAAAGATTCTTAAAGTGGATGTAGACAAAGATAACAGTATAGTAGTTTACGCGTCAGTGAAACCAACAAATCCAAATCTGAAGTCAATAATATTAAAGGTAGCTGTAAAAGAATCAGCTTTTAACCTAAGTCAGTTTAAACATGAAATTATTAAAGCAGGGGATGACGTGAACATAAAGATATATGTACAGCAGAACGAGAGCAGAACATTAGCCAAGAACAGTAGTGAAGAAGAGGTCGACTTTTAATGTCATATACAACACCTACCTATACTGCGTCAGTATCAAATGATATACTGCGTTATATGATGGCTTACGCAACAGGTAACGATGGTTGTATACAGTCAATGTCAGCATTATTTCAGTCATCAGGTGAAAGTATAATAGCATATAATGTGAGTGCATCTTCCACAACACAGGCTGGATTCTTCTTTCAACTTCAAAATGTGCCACAAGGAATTGGAGTACAAATAGTATTTTTTTCCACTACAATACCTCAAAACACGTTTTTCATTGATCTTAGGTTTACTACGACACAAGGTAATACATATCAACTGGCACAAGTCAACACATTGCCACCAAATACGAATTATGCATTAGTGATAATTGTATCACTTACAATCACCGTACAACCTGCATCAAATGTAAATATATCACCTCTCTTACAAGCATTTACATCATTCGCTTCCAATCAATGTGCAACAGCACAACCACCATCGTTGTCATATACAGGAAATGGATTTACTGTATTCTATGAAAACACTTATACAAGTGGAATTACATTTAATGCTATACTTATTGCTCAAAATACATTAACTTCATCAAATACAATACAAATAACAGCTACTATAAACGGTAATGTAGTAGCTACAGCTACTATATCTACACCAGCACTCGGATACGCGTACTTTTTATTCACATTAACATTAGTATTTACAAGTGAGTGAAGTTGAAACTTGTGGAAATATCTTCTATTATACGTGGTGGAGCAAACATTTACGTCAACAATAAACTCGTAGCTACAACTCATAATAATGTAACACCATCGTTTATACTATCCCTCATAAAGTCAATTATCGGAGTGTCGGCAATATATGGCGGGTATTTCGAAATGCCATCTACAGCTACTGCAAAGTTGTTTTACAAGAATACACCAGTCACGTCAGCCGTGTTATCTCATACATCGTTCACAGAAGAGACCATATCAGGGTATGAGCACACTCGAATCATATTTACATTTAGTGACGCATCTCGTACAAAGTACTCGTTTGACTCATTGCAATTGTGGACAGCGTCAACACATGCATTGTTATCACATGTAAGTGATATAGCATTGACATCACCACTGAAGAAGAACCCACAAGATGTCGTTCAAATTGATTGGTGGATAGAAATGGAATCAGGTCAGCCATTTGCTAATATATTGTCATACTTACAACAACAACAAGCGACATACTGTACGTCGTCATGCACCATACCGTCAGTTGTGCCAAACATGGTATATGGGTACAGCGTATTCAATGCGTTTTTCATCTTACTTGCACTACCTAATGTCATACAAGTTGCAAGAGATATCAAAACGCCACTTACAAACTATCTTGTAGAGGGTCTTACACTTGCTAGCCAGGTGAAACCACAGGGAATAACATCTGTAATATGTTATGATGTTTGCAATTGCCAAATGACAACAAACCCTCAACAGGGTACTGTTAGTGAGTTCATAGGTGATAATTATGTATACGTAGCGTTTAACTTCAATAATCCATGTCCATCATCAGAATACGTTGTGCCAATATCGACTCTTGATTTAGGCAATGGGTATGAATTACAGTTCGCTGTAGCTGGTGTTCCGTCTAACGGCACTGGTGCGTCAGCATTACTAATAAAAATACCATACGGGAAAGCTACACTTAAGAACTTGTTTACTCATCAGGGTGAGTAATATGTCAAGTACTTCAACATCCGTCACACAACCAGCATATACAGAAGCGTTCATGTCAGCTATTGCTACATCAGTAACTGGCGTAAACGTAAGCCAATACCCATCACCCTCAGGCTATCATGTTTATTTGTCAAGCCAGACTGGTATCGTCGACAACACGACCGACGTTAGTGTGTATAATGTGTCCGACACATACCAGAATAATAATGAAGTTACATCAGTTACATTTATAGCAATATTTAAGAACTTAAGTAGTTACACATTTAGCGAGATTTTATTCTACACACAGGTTAACGGACAAGATTTCATGCAAGTAGCCCAATTCATACCCTCGTCTGCCATACAAAAATCGTCTGGTTACGCATTAGTAATTATGATTACGCTCTCAATAGCCACACCTGTATATATTATAGATGCCATACAAGATGTGCAACAATTATGTACAAATTATTGTATAAACGTAAACTGTAACGCAGTAGGCGGTAACATAGAAACCTCGTATTTACCATTTTCACTATTTAATCTTGTCTTTTTGTATCTATTAGGTGTAAACACCAACACAGTAGAACAATCACCAAGTACCCAACAAACAGCTTCTGAATATGCTAACTGTATAAATAGTTGTGTGCAATATTGTGGTACTAATACAGGACTTGAATGTATAGCATGTCTATCTAGTTGTCGTACGTATTTACTTGAAAATCCATTATTCACATTTCTGTTAGCGAATAATATACAAAATGTGATGGAGCTATTACCACAAGGTATAAACACTATATATACTGTTAACGTATGCAGTGGTAAAGTAGCAACACTCACACCTCAAAATTTTCAGAATAACTTAAATGTTGTTTCACAGTCAGAAATACAATATACCATACAGTTCTACTTACCAGGTACTAACGAATTATTTAATGCATTACAGATAATGATATCTACATTAAACACAAACTATAACTATAGTCTTGGTGTATTATATTTCACAGGTGTCCCATTGCCTTCCGGAGAAACCTTTATACTTGAGGTGACCGTGAGTGAAAGTTAAAGTTAGGAGTTACTTTACAATTAGTGTTGAAGATAGAACTAAACGACTACACAATACCTTGTCAGCTGAATATATATATTTAATTCAAGGTTTATTAACACAAGGTCAGTCATACAAAGCACCATATAGTGGTTATACTGTCGCTTTTACACCCCCATCGAACATGTACTTTGTATTTCTAAGCAATGGTGTCGTAGTTGCACGTTTCCCTGCAAAATTGTTATCGTATAATGAGAATATAAATACTGTAAATGCTTCACAATGTCAAAATAATTTGACATCCTGTAATCTGAATAACCTATTGTTTAGTCTAGAGTATAGTTCCACTGATGAAACAAATGATACATATACATTTGATGAAGTACAACTTTGGGCTGACAACGAGTACATGATAGCGTATGCCAGTGTAGGCACAACCACGAAGAACGTTAACACATTTGTACGTGTGACGTGGGATGCTATAGTGACAATAGAGTCTGATAACGTACTATATATACCCGGTTGTACAGACTTTTCACTTATGTTGAACTTACAGTTACAGTTGAATAATTACCAACCCTATCTATGTTTGAACTTACCGTACATAATCGTCGCACTTACGCTTGTTCCATATTCACTTGTTCCGCAAAATACGTTCCTGTACACTCAGTTGTCTACGTTGCTAAAGATACTAAATATTTCTAGTACGCAACAATTACAATTACAAGGAGTGCAATATTATGTGGTAGGAAATACGGTATATCCAATATCGCAACCTTATATAATTATTAATACTCAACAACCAAATACTATAACGCTATTCTTGTTATACGGTATCAATAATAACTACTTTATCTATACAACTTCGTTATCCGTTACGATACAGTATTTTAAGTTATATATTCCTACGCTTACAATTAATATGGTAGAACAGTAATGTCATTCCTACTTAACTTGGGTCAAGCGTTCTTCTCGGGACTGTCATCGATCGCAACTGGTGTCACATCAGACGTTACCAGTGTAGCCAATGGTATAAATTATGCATTTAACGTATTAGCGAACTTTCTACAAAAATTACCTAGTGAAATTGCAACTTTCTTCCAGAGCATTCCAGGTGCGTTAATTGGGTTTGCACATACATTTGGTACTTACATATGGGATGGCATGCAAAGGATTGCTAGTGGATTTACTGCAATAATGGCACCTATAGAACGTGGTCTTGAAACACTCGGGACAACAGTAATAAATGCGTTAACTGTTGTGTGGAATGACATAAAAGCGTTTGCCAGTGCAATATACAACTCCATCGTATCAATGATAAACAACATAGTGTCGTTCGTACAACCTTTTATAAATGATTTTAAAAATGCTATTAGCTTCGCCTATAACTTCTTGCTTAACGTCATCAATGACGTATACAGTGCGTTCACTATAATATCTAATTTCTTCCTTGATCTACCTACGTTCTTCCAGAACGCGTCGAACTACTTAAATTCACTGTTCACTGACCCAGGTAACCAACCCAACTTACTGACTATGGTACCTAACTTGGTCGCCAGTGAGGTATCACGTATTGCTGGTGCGTTTCCTGATGTGATAGCATATAATACGTTCATGGAAGTGCTACCAAAGATGGTGTCAGGTATTGCCAGTTCACCAATTTTCGGTAATACTGTTAAGGGCATGTTTGCAAAGGCATTACTAATGGCTGGTTCACCAATATTATCTGCGTTATTATCAGAATTGACAAAGGCGTTGATGCAATCATTATTCACATCTACTCAGACCACGCAAACTACCCAGAGACCATCTCAACCACAAATACAACCTCCAACTGCACCTTCTACACAATTACAACAGCGTAGTACACAACAAACTAGTCTAAGTGACTTGCAGAACTTACAAACACAACAATTGACTCCAACTCAAATTGAAGTACAACTTGAAAGACCTAATGTAACTGGCGTGTTCACACAAGATGTAATAGGAATGGGGACTGCTAGCGGTGGCACGGCTAAACTAGTGACAGGATATATCAACTTCCAGAACAGTATTAAACAGTTTGAAGATGTGTTTAACATAACTGCTAGTTTCTTCATGGAGTTAATACAATCACTACAAACTGAGTTTAGTCAAGACATGGCTGTTAATGTATCACTAACACTACTTGAGAACATATATCAAGTAAGTCAATCAATAGAAATAATACCATCAGTTGATGCTACAACAATTATTCTACCACCTGGTATATCATTATGTAATCCATCACAAGCACCGTCGCCTTCTGAATCAACAAGTACGTCGACAAATTCAATAGATGTAACAACTACTGTAGATGTTACAGAAGAGCTATGCATACCACCATACGACTTACTAGCTGATGGACTAACGACACAGTTCGCCGTTATAGCTCTTCTACATTCCAACATTTCTGATGTAATGCTGGCAATAACGCAACTCATATATGGTATAACTTTCTCTAATTTAATATCTGACATACTATCTGCAACAACACAGTTAATGTATTCGATAACATCCAACATATCTACGTCAGACACTGTATCCGTAAGTGCGTCATTCACACCATCTCCACCGCCATCTGAGACATACACATATTATGTACCTATTGACATCGCCGTTACGTATACGATTCAAGTAGCATCGTCAACAACTTATAGTGGTGCTCTAAGTTATACTGTGAGTACATCGTGAGAAAAACCCACATTAGACTATCCAACTTAAGTGTTAAACTTTTTATTTTCTAATGCATAAATTAATGTAATGAGTCAACCATCTAATAGTGGTGGTGGAGCTAGTAAGGGTATCGTAAAAATATTAATACTAGCAATGTTGGCAATAGGGATAATAGGACTACCTGTTGGCTTATACGAAATCGGGACATTAATCGCTACGCATATGGCGGTCGGTGACATTGAGAACGGTTATGCATACGGTGGTCTGATGAGTATTATATACAACGCAACGCATATATCACAATATCAACAGCTATCTCAAATACTTCCTGCTACTGGTGTAACTATGGGTACCCAAGATATTACCACAATACAGATATTCCTATTATTGCTGGGTCTGTTCTTGGATGCACCGTTAGCATATATGACATATAATATTTATAGACATCTGGAAGACGAGTAACTTTTTAAAAAGATATATATTTTTTTGGAATTAGGGATGATAGAAGAATAGCATAAAATTTATTCTACCATAACAAAGATTGTAATTAAGATGTCCTCAAATCTTGCGTACCTCGTATACGAAAGTATGACATCAGGTCTTAGTAGCGTATCATTCTATGTTCTTGATACAAGCAATAATCAACATCCATTTCATGTCTTAGTAACATCTGAAAACACATATTACTACTTTGACAGTAGCGAATCCGTATACATAGCTACGTCATTCAACATATCTGTTAATGGCAACGTCATACTTACTGTTAGTCTGAATAACTTACAAAAAACAGGCAATATGACGCTAATAGTAGTTGTGACGCTCGATATAGGAACATCATTACCAGGTAATCTAGGGACATACGTCATACAAGCAATTCAAGCATTGTTTGCCGGGGTACTCATAAACCTTGGCTGTTCTGCAACAGCATATTACACTATCGTTAATGAACAAACAGGGTCATCGTCAACGGGCTCCACCGGTCTATCATTTAGTCTGACTAATGACTCTCAGTTCGTCGCATCAGGTAGTATATCATATTCACAATATGAAGTAGTTAATATCACACAAATAATAATATCATGTTCAACAATTAATGTTAAGGAAAACATGATTACAAATACATTAACAAGTAGTGAATGCACATCATCTTCAGGCTGTACGTACACAATAACCATTACGTTTACAAGTTAGATATATATTCCACTTTTTCATGATTGTATAATATGAAAAAGAACCTAAAAGCTAATGTAAAAGCTGATGTGAAAGTATACCTTGTCCCACGTGACCAGTTACAACTTGATAACAGTAAACCTATAAAACTTGATGACAAATACTTAGTATATGACAGTACTAAGACGAAAAAAAGGTGAGTGGCATGAAAAAGAATATTGTTGTACAGAATGAACTTGTACAAGTGAAAGGTAGAGTAAAAGCAATTACTATTAAGAAAGAAGATTTTAATGAGTTTCTTAAACTTACTACGCTTAGGGTATTTAACAAATCATATGATGTATTGATGCCACCTATAGATGACATGAAAAAGAATACGATAGATTTAAATGGTTTAACAATAGTTACACAAAATTACCTTAGCTTACTTTTATATCAATCTGGTGCTACAAGTCCATCTACAACAGCTCAAATTAACCTTAGTACATCATCAGGTTCGCCTGTCACATTGCAGTACTCAAGTAAAATTAATTCAAATTCACAAGGTTTAATGGTACTTTTACAAATATTTGAAGCAAATGGGAACTTAACATTTCAATATTATTTCATAGGATTTGATACCACAAATAGTTCATACAGTGCAACACAAGCCGAGCTTTATGCATCAGCATGGGTAAATACTTCAAATACAGGTAATTATTGTGCAAGTGTAAACCCCGTTACAATGTATACCAATCTTGTACGCATTGCATATACTAACATTTCAATAACAAAATCAGCGACAGAATATTTGTTCATGGTATGGTTGATAGAATTTGAAAATGTACCATCTTACGCTCCATTTGCTGTACCTATCTTTGCAAATGCGTTGAATCTGGCACCTATTGCAGAATCTACAGCATGTGGTTCCCCACCTCCTTCTTCAGTTACGATCTATTTTTATAATGGTAACTGTAATTTCACATGTGGCGGTAATTGTCCAAATGGTGGATTAAGCTCATTCGTTGAATACATACAAAATAACGCCTTAACAGTTGAGTTTCCATTACAGGCTCCTATTCAAGGTGGTGCATCAAATCCAGAAGTATTTATATGTACCACTTTAAATTTTACTTATACGAATAGTACTTCAGTTATTACCCAAATATCAGGTAATGAATCAACTACAGTCACACCACCAGTAAGCGGTGCCACATTCTATGTAGCAATTGTTACAATTTCAATAACATACACAGTGTCGTAAAATGATAAACATAGAAAGAGTATTATATATTGTGTATTCATCATTACTTAATAATATACCAACGTATGGTGCCATAGCAAATATAAACGGCTCGCCAATAAACCTTCAGGCGAAATATAGTAACAGCACGTTAACGTTACAAGGCGATATAATAATTCAAGCAACAACAAACACATTAACTATAGAAATATACATAGGCAACTACCCAATAGACTCAATTTCATTAAACGTTGCATTAAGTCCTGGTACATATACACTCGTCTATACGCTAACAATAAATGACAGCACTGGTATAATAAACAACGCGTTTGGATATGCTGTCACTAACCAACTCAAAAGCGTGAGTATATCAACAAACTCAACATTATACACAATCTCTTATACACAGAATATGTTAACATTCTACTTGGAATATACGTCATACCCAACCACAGTATCGATAACTGTAACATTTACACTGACTAACGGGAGTACTGTGACTGGTAGTTATAGCAATTCAATACAAGGCACAACTTTATATGGAATCGTGATACCTGTTACTTTTGAGGTGTAAATAAATGATATCCTATAAATATGGCGAAAAAGACAAAACATTGCATGTTAAGATTTATGTATTAATAGAACATGTGCCACAAAAACCCAGTGAAGAAGAGTTAAGAAAAGTGCTACCGAAGATACTGAAAGATTTCGCGAATATGGTTGAACAAGGCAAAATAAAAATCCTAGACAGCGATGAATGGGGTATATGGTGAAATTAATTTACACCCAATGCAAAAACTGTGGTTATGAATGGGTAGTAGACCAGACTATCTATTATATGAAAAAATACCATGACATGGTATTAACAAAAACATATTTTAAACCCGCACGATTTTACGTAGGAGACTGCAATACAATCTTCAATATAGCATATGACGGAATAGCTTGGTGCGACACTCCTAACAATATAGTAACTAAACCATCGAACAGCCTAAAAGTAATAACAACATCAATATGGCTGAAAGAACATATGGAAAAGAAAGGTATATATGTAGAACAAGTGATACCACGAGGAATAAATGATGAAATGGCAAAAAAACACGTAAACTTTGACTTTAATGCGAGGAGAGGTTATGTTATAATTGCGAGAAACCTACCATATAAGAGAATAGACAATACACTTAAAATGTTTGAAGGAAAACGAAAAGAACTAACATTAATAAGTGATCATTCTAACGCAGATTTCGATTTTTTCTCATTAAGTGAAGACGTAAAATATTATCTATTATCTCATGCACTTTTCTATATAGCGGTGAGCGATGCAGAAGGGTTTAGCATACCTCCAGTAGAGGCAATGAGTGTTGGTACACCTTTAATTTACATAAAGAAACATACATATAAAGAATACGGCTGTGGAATTGAAATGGATTCAATTGAAGACTTAAGAAAAATAGAAATTTCAAAAGAAGAGTGGGAAGACTTAAGTTACAAATGTTGGTATAAATCTTTACGATATCATTACATTACTGTTGGACAAGAATTGTGGGATTGGTTTAAGTAAAAATCGTTTTCAGAATATCCTCAAACCCTGGAATAGATTTAAATACACGTGCTATATCCTCTGGTTTGTCATATTTTAAAAGGTAATCAGGATGAGCAGTTAATATCAATTTCATTATAGCCAATTTATCCTCATCTGGTATCCTATTGGGATCGAACCCTATTAATTGCTCAAACATATACAATAATGTAATATCCACATGATTACCCCTAAGCCATTTAATAAGTGCATCAATAATGTGTATCTCAGCTTCGGAAAATTTAGAATTATGCCTATCAATAATTTTTTCGATCCTATCTTTTACAGGGTAATAACTCATTAATTATTTCCTACCCAAACAAGTATATAAATCTTCATGTCAGAAGAAAAATTAAATAAGAGAGAACAAAGAGAATAAAACATGATATCAATCGCAGATTATTTCAGACAAAAAGATTGTGATTATTGGAGAGAATACCCACATAGCTACGGTAAACTTGACGTATTTGGTAAAACAATACAAATAGTAGGAGCAGACTGTGGTAGTTCTGCATTATATTTCTTAATGAGAGGGGCAAAGTACATTATACAATATGAAAAAGAGGAACACCTTAGAAAAAGATGGGAAGAAGCGTGTAAATATTTTAACATATGTGACAAAGCAATGATGAAAAATGAATGGAATGGAGAATATGAAAATGCGGACATATTCGTAATAGACTGTGAAGGGTGTGAAGAACACTTGAACGTAGACATATTAAAAAAGTATGAACAGTGGTGTGTCGGAATACATGACTGGACAAAAAATAGGGTAGAGTTAATGAGAAAAATGGAAGGAACTATCTTTACATATGTAAGTGATGATGGCAGAGAAATGACTTTATGTAAAACGTCATAGCATATGCTTTATAGAACTAACGAATTTCTTGAAGTCAGCGATAAGTGTATTGGCGAAATTTACATCACTCTGTGGGATTTCAATAATAACTCTTGGCGTCATTATTGCACCCAGTTCAGAGATACTGAACTGGTAAGAAAACACTGCATAAGGATCTGGAGGTGATTGAACATTAACACCAGACTCTTGTTCATATTCAATTATCTCATTATAATCATAAATTATAACATACAGATTAAGGTTACCAGGGTAAACCTCCAACAATTGCCCCCATATTTTCTGTAAATTAACGAAACCGTACTCTGGAACCTCGATCATAGAGTTAGGAGGAAGCGAGAAAACAAAACCAACTATGTTTTTGCCAGATGAATCTCTTAATACGGCAAGCGAATATAGAGGAATGTTGTTAAGGTCATTGATATAATTTGACAAACCATTAGCAAAGTAAACATCAGCAAAAGCGTTACCAAAGACGTAAGAGGGAACAGTAACCACGTTGTTATTATATATAAGCTCAGCACCCCTTAACAATGATACATACTTCTTATCGCTAGTCCTATTAACAAGTATCCAATCAACTTCCCCTTGAGTTGCATTGTACGTGTAGTATAAAGCAAGTTCATTACTTTCCCAAAGTAGTTTAGCACCAGAAGGTATTTCGGAGAGAACTTTAACCTTAGAGACATCAGCTCTGAGCTTTCTCATAATAAAAAATAAGAAAAAAGAGGTTAATAAAACTTCAATATACGTACTTTGAGGGAAGTAACTTCATCAATTCGAGAAAATCAGAATAAGGAAGTTGATAAATAAGCCTAGAGACAGAGTACTTAAAACACCTTACTTCAAGCTCTCTAAGATATCTCATGTCACCAAAATTGGTAGGCTTGCCGTCCTGTATGATAGTATATTCAGGACTGAAATTATCATACCAGTCCTTCGAACAGATTCTATCATCATAAGGAGCAACAAGAACAACAATCTCTTTAGGGTTTACGCCATAACGCTCAACATATGCTCTAACAAAATAATTAGAAGTATAAGGGCTAACAGACCAGTAAGATAAATACTTATTCTCTTTTTCATATGGTTCATTGACAATCATAAATGGAGTAAAAGCTAACACATATTCATTGATATACTTTTTAGTAGTAGCACGATATATGTATTTACCACGTAAATCAAAATTGTTCCAAAGACGTAAAAATTCGGCAAGACCAGGAATACAAGGCAAATCATATTCTATATGAATTGTAAAAGATTCTTGCTCTAACGTAAAACCAAGATTCTGAATAAATGCCCTAACCCTATGACCATAACAGACATCGATGTATACATCATAGTATTCCGTAAGAGGATAAACCTTCTTCCATTGTTCTAGAAGAAATAATTTCGAGTAAACGTCATCTACGATATCTTGATACCGCACCACATCTTAAGGATTAAGCTCCAAGTTAATAAACCTTTATAATATTTTATTATGTAAATTCTAAAAATTTCATTTACGAGCTCTTTTAATTGATCGGGATCAGAAACAGTCATATTAACATTAACACCATTTACATAGACTGTATTACCAATAAGTTTTATGTAAGTAGGGATATTACCCAAAAATTTACAAGGAATGTACTCAAGACGAGGAATACTTACATCGCTAAACGTGATTTCAGAACTAGAATGGTTTATACCCAACTCTTTTATAACATCAGACGGAACGTAAACAAGGTAAGCTGAAGAATCACCTGACATGAAAGTAAGCATTCTCTTTAAATCCTCGATATCTTTATAAGTTAAGTAATAGAATGACGTCTTACCATTATCAATACAATACTCATCGTGAGAGCAATGAATGCGTGTAGCGAAAGTGGGCTTTATGTTAAACACGTCATCAAAATCATCAAAAATACCGTTAAACTGTTGAATACCATCTGGAGTATATATAGTACCAGAAGCGTAATGCTTACTCTCTACTGACATAATGTATAACTCAGCAAACATTATCCAACAACCACATAACCATTCTTATTAAGGTAAGAAAGAAGTTGTTTTATACTTTCCTCTGGACTTAAACCTAGAATGATAGACACACTCTCAGCATAATGAATAATACCATTATAAGATACAGTATTACCTTTAATTACTCCATTAAAACGTAAAAATTCAACAACGTCCTCAATAGTTCCCATTTCAAATCACCATCTCAGCAACTACAAACTTATCTTCGATCTCTCTAGCAGAAGATAACTTAGTCCTTAAATCTGGATTCTCCTTCAATATCTCCTTTTCAACATGTTTAACTTTTCTACCCTCAATATAAGAAATAACATCGACTAAAATATCGGCATAAGTTTGACGTTCAACTGAACTTGAAAACTCACGTTTAACTAAAACATTACCATTACCATCAACAACAGTTACGGTATGTATTATCATAAATTACTCACCTAATATAACAATTTTATCGGTAACTTTTAAAACATAACGTCCATCCCTCTCTTCAACAGAAACAGAGTAACCAAGGGACTTAAAATCCTCCATTAATGTCTCAAGATATGCCTTAGAAAAAACTTTTGAGGGAAGGATTAAAACCTTAAATTGTCTACCGTTTTCTTTCAGAAAAGTAAGTCCATGCATGATATAAAAAAAAGGATATACCACTTAAAAAGTTATCGGAAATAAACGCTTATTAGAGAGAAAAAGAAGAAAATAAAATAATGAGATTATTTTCATTTAAGGGAAGAAGAAAAAAGAAATCCCTATTCGTACAATCTGAAGCAGAAATACCAATAAAAATAATGGTAGCAATAGGAAAAAGGCATGCAGTAGGAATAGCAGAACTAGGAGATCAATCGGCAACAGTAGAAAAGACATTTCTACCGTTCTTCAAACCTCCAGAACCAGAAGAAATAGCGAAAATGTTATTGAGCAAATTAGGAATACCAGAAAACGAATGGGAGGAAATACTAAAAAATAAAACAGAATTACAAACTAACGAAACATTTTGGCGTTGAAATATACTCCAAGAGAAATATAGGAAAGAAGATAAGCCAAAGTAAGATAAAAGTATTTATACAGAGAAAGAGTGTAAAATATAAAAAAAGGAACTGGTAATGAGATAATATTGATGAACAAGATAACAGAAATGTCATGATATTCACGAAAATAAACGTAATCTTCATAAAAAATCCAAATAGGAAAAAGAAAAAGTGTAAAATAGTCAACGTAAACATTACAATGGGCTTTTAAAACAAGAAAATAGATCCATCCATAAAGCAAATATAAAGCCATGGCGAACCTCAAAGGGTGATGGATAATCATTTCTCACTGCCCTTTCCAGCTTGGTAACCGGAATGAAATACAATTGCAGTAAAAAAACCAATAAGTATATAGACCCAGTATTGGTCATTAAGTAGTGATGGATTAACAAAAGTAAGAAAAATCATAAATGTAAATATGACAGAATTAATAAGATACATTATAACAGAAAAGTAATTCATGATAAAAATAAGAGAAGAAAAGGGTATTTAAATCTTTTTCGCGTATTTCACAAATCGAGTTATATATCGTCTAGGATACGCACAATCAAACTTCTTAAACTCGTTAAACATGGAAGTTACAACACGAAAATGTAGGACATCATGAACAAAAAAATCAAGATAAGGATATGAAACAAGCTTAACTAAATTACTTTCTATAAGATACTTAGAACACTCTTTGACATGGATTTTGGATGCTTTTATCGATGAAAGCGTAGGATAGACATATTGTTTAAAAAGATCAGAGTAAAGATTATAAAATATTTCAGCATGCTTAAAACATTTATTACCAGCACAAGAAATATCATAAGTTAGCAAATATTTATTAGAAAGTGGTTCTGGTACGTTATATTCGATGTAAATTAAACCGTTATTATAATCAATTTCGAAACTTGACTTACGCAATGTAATAAATAGATATAAGCCAAAAGAAGGACATAAAAATTTGAATCTATCAGGACTGAAATGAATATCAAAAATAGAAGAATGTATACCATGACGTAATAAAGAAAGCAAACTGGGCATTGGTAAACCATTAAAAAGAACGGGAATAAAAAGCTTGTCATAAAAATGTGATAGAATTTATTCTATCACATTTTTTACTCGTTAATTAAATGAAAAAATGTAAACTAGAACGAATGAGTGAAGTAAGAAGAACGAGAACGAATGAGTGAAGTAAGTCAAATGTGTAGTGAAGTAAGAAAAAACGAAAAAGAATGAGTGTAGTATCCAGTGTGGCATAATTAGTAAGGACGAATTAAGGGAGAAATAGTACGAGTTGAGAAAGAGGTGTGAAGAAAGGACGAACGGGGAACGAATGAGTGAAGTAAGGGAAAATAAGTAACAAATATGAAGTAAGTGGTACGAGAAAAATTCAAAGAAGAACGAATATAGGGGGGGTTGAATATATCTATATAATAAAAGAGAGTGAATGAGTGAAGTAAGAAGTAAGAAATGTCCGTATATAGTACGAAATACCCGTATTAAGTACTTAGTACGACGTATCCGTGTCTAATACGTTATACGACGTATCCGTGTCTAATACGTTATACGACGTATCCGTGTCTAATACGTTATACGACGTATCCGTGTCTAATACGTTATACGACGTATCCGTGTCTAATACGTTATACGACGTATCCGTGTCTAATACGTTATACGACGTATCCGTGTCTAATACGTCTTATAAAATTTCTCTCTCGG